CCAAGATCAAGTCTTAGTGATTGAAAATTTCCTAGATTTAATGTGTATCCAAGCGTTACAGATACCTTTGTTGGTTCATTCGTTACTACATAATTGCTGTCTGACATTTCATACCCTTCGTTAAATAGATTCAGACCAGATAGGAATGAATCGTCCATCTTCAGTTCTCGTATATGTAAGTATACCATCGCCCATTCTTCGTGTCAACTCTTGTTTGCTTGGGGTGATATCGTTTGTTATTAAATTATCTTTTCTTGGTCTACCAATATGGTATGTAGCAAGTATATCACGAATCTCTCTTACCTGTGATTCTGAGTAATATGATCTTACTTGAAATCCTCTTTCTCCACCTTTTTGAGATCCCGTTGGAAAAGGAATGACTCCTCGTCTCATTAATGATGGCATATACTTTTTATGACGATTAACTAAATCAGCAGTCTCTCTAACTGTGTATGCTCGTTCACGTTTCTTTTTAAAATCACTAATTAAACAACTTTCAATTTGATCTTTTGTTATATTATAAACAGACATTATTCCATTAGACTTATTAAGATGATGAATTCTTACAAGGTCTCCATTTAAAAACCAAACTTTTTTATTCCCTGGTATTACAGGGAGGACATTGTAGCCTTCGCTCTCGATACTTCCCTTTTTAATAGCCATAAACCCTCCGCAGAACTTGTTGGTGGATTAAAAAAATCTCTTGATCCGCAAGCCATACAGTATGTTTCAAGGTGCCCGACGGTACTGTATTGTCTATCAAGAAACATTCTTCCATTACACTTTTTACACTTCAGCATTAGTTAGGTACGCCAATAATAATAAGGTTAACATTTACTGTAGCAGTTCCAGATTCATTAAATCTTACAGTTCCTTCAATTCCAGAAGTTGTTGGGTCTTTTAATATTACAGTAACATTTCCTCCAGCAGAACCTCCTCCTACATTTATTGCTGTAGCAGTTACAATTGGGGCAAACTTAAACTCACCATTAAATGAATGAGTAAATCCAATTTCTTCTGCAGCAGTAACTGTTTTACCTGCTGGTAACTTTTTAATAACTCCTAAAACTCTAACCTCAGACATTTTTTTATTTTGTGGACCAGAATCTTTTGTATCAATAGTTATATAGTCATATCTTGCTGCTGAAGCATCTCTTGATAAATTATTTATTTCTTGAGCCAGCCTAGAAATGTATGCTACATCTAGTGGTTGACCACGCTCAGGTAGAGGAATTTGTGCCATAATACTATTATACCACTAGGCTCAATGGGTCAGACTCAAAAAGCGTAGCCTTGGTAAATCTCTTTTTTGGAAATGTTGGAACTTGAAGAGCAAACTCAACTGTGGTATATCCCGATAAAGTCTGAATAGTATATGAAGATGTCTGGATGGATGCAACATATTTGAAAGCATCTGATCCCCATTTAACATATAAATCAAAATCAGATTTTAAGTTTGCAGGAGGAGTCCAAACAACATTAATAATTTGTTTATTTTCACTTAATACTAAAGAGTGTGAAATCCAGGGCTCTGGCGAAGGTGCTCCATCCACAATTCTTTCTCTATCTATCTCAGGAACAACATTAACCTCGTAGTATTGAGACCAATGAGATGTTCTATTTTTGTCTTCTGATACCACACGATATCTAACTAAATAGTTTTGTGATTCTCCGTTCAATGGTGGAAAATCTTCTTTTTTAATTATAGCCTTTTTTATTCCCTGGTCAGCCATTACAAAACATCCAGACCAAATCTAAACTCAATGTGGTTTGTGCTATTTGGAGCCTTTAGAATTGGTTTTGAGTTTGTGTTTTTAATAACTGAGTACCCAGTTAATCCATAAAGAGGGTTTGAAGATGTTGTATTTTCTAATCTCAAGGCATCAAGACAAACATAATAGTCGTCAGAGACTACTTCATCTTTTATTACTGATACATAAAATTTTACTACATCGACAACGTTCCAGGTAAACCCAGCACTCTTAGTCAACTCTTCAAACTTTTTAACAGATACAAAATATCTTCCTGTAGCAAAGTCTACATCTAAATCAGAATCTTTTATAACTGTTTCAAATCTTGCATACTGGCTAGTGTTAGTTGCATCAAGGCCAGTGTTATGAGCATCTCCTTGAGCAAACTCTAACATTATTCTTATTTCATCTGGCTGGACATCAGACTGGCCATCTTTATTTATTAAAGAAAATGCTAGTCTTAACTCATCTTTAGGCGATGCCTTATCAAAATCTAACGATGCTCCTGTTAGATGTATATGCTTAGACGCTGGGCCAATTTCAAGTTTTCCGTTAGACACATTAATCGTTGACATGTCTCCACGTATAGCAACCATATTATTTAAAAATCTACATCTCTCTCCCCTTGCCTCACGGTTTTCAGTAGTAAAGATTGGGTTGTTTGCATTTGTTTGAAAAGCAATCTCTGTTTTATTTATAACGTTATTGCCTGAGTGTAACTCTTCTTCGTAAGATGGGATAGATGCTGGTTGACCCGCTCCATGATATTGCCAATTTTCAGCATCGCTAAATGAAAAAATTGTTCGGCTATCATTTGATCCTGCTGTTGGGTTTGACCCTGCCGACCAAAGACCTACCTCTGTTATTTCATATCTTTCTGATGTTGGAAGTTCTGCTGTAAAAACAATCTTATTAATATTGTTTTCATTAACATACCCTCTTGATGTTATTGGTACACGAAACATTTCAAAATCTAAATTAGTTTTATTTTTTATAGAGTTATTTTCCTCAGTAGAAAAAACATGGTCCGAAGGAACGGGCTTTGCTCCACAGCCAATAGCAATGTATGAAGCATAAGCAGGAGCCTGTCCTACAAGATACTTTGCTAAAATTTTTTGTCCGTCATTTGTTATCATATCTACACCTCACTAACCCTAATTGTATCATCAAAAGTCTCTCCCTGATTGATTATTTCTATATCAACCTGCTCCCCTTTTTCAAGGTTTACTAGGTTTATTACAAGGTTTCCTGTTGATTCTTCAATATAGATTATTTCTTTGTTGGGTCCTGTGCCATCTTTTGGCAACTTTTGCTCAAGCCTTATTGGAAAATTTTTAAAATAGTTGTCTGATGTTCCCTGAAGTTTAATAATATTATTAGAGTTATATTCAAGCAATACATTGTTTAAATTTTTTACAATGCTATAGATAATATCCTGACCATTAATTGCATCAGATCTTGATATACTTATTAATTCATGTCCTCCAATATCCTGAAAACCAATCTCAACCATTGCCTCATCTGACAATTTAGGATTACTTAACTGAATCAAGGATGGTGATGCAACCTTTATTGCTTCTTTTGGATCTACTGGCTTATTTGCTGTAGCCTGGTTTGCTGTTGCATCAACTGCCATTATACAACCTCACTTAAAAATATTGACATTTCTGGACCGCTAACTGTTTTAGCATACTCTATATTATACACAACAAATCTGGATTCTTTAGGTGAAACCTTTTCAATACCATTTTCAACATAGTCTACAGACACGATGTCTCCCAATTGAATCATTGGGTTTGCAAATATTTTAAGACCTATGGACTTCCTTGGTTTTGTTATTTTATTGACTAGCCAAGACATTAAGTTTTCTGCATCATCCTGCGATTGAATGTATGGGACATCTAAAGAAAAATCTTTCTTGCCATAAAGCATTCTACTTGTTTTTATGTCTTGATAATTTCTTGCCACCTTGTTTACAGAAGTTATCAGCCCTGTTTCTTCAAACTGTGGATCTGAAAGATTGCTATTTTTTAAGAAATAATCATCTACACTATATGTGTTTGCTGATTGCTGAGTAAATGTTACACCTTGTATTCTTAAATAATTTCCGCTAGTTTCATCTAAGTTAAGAATTCTATCAGTAGCATTAAATACTAGGAACTCTGCCCCGTATGCTCCTGCTTTAAATCCAGAAATAACATATCCTCTTATGCTATTAAAAGTTGGTGCAATTGTTGCATAGAGTGCTGGATAAGCAATGTCATATTTAAAATCAAATGATGCAGCCTCTCTCATTATTGTTCCAAATTCATCAAAATACATACTAAACTTAGTTGGCTCTGAAGAACTTATTCCTGATAAATATGATGATTGTACTGCTCCGCTCATTGCATATTTTCTTAGTGATTCGTTTGCATTTATTTCACCATCACCAAATGCATTTGATATTGGTGTATTTAGTTTAAAGGATGTATTTTCTGAATAGTTATTTGCTAAAGCATAGACATTTTCAAACATAACTCTGGAAGATCCTCTTACAAAAAGTGCAAGATTGTTATATGTTGGAAGTGGTTTTTCATCAAAAACAGTAGCAATTAGATTTCCATTTATATATAAAAAGAATTTTCTTCTAGACCCAATATCTTGATACTCTACAGAAAGGTCATAGACTGTTGGGTTTTGTTCTGCTGACAGTCTATACTTACCAGTGAATTTTCCGTCGTCTACAAGAATATTAGCAAGACCCTGATACAAAGTAATTGGAACTGCTGTAGAGTTTGATGGCCCTTGCTCTATCTTATAAAAAATAACATTGTTAATATTTTCTCTTTCTTTTGTATTTAAACTTGTTGCGCCCAAGGCAATGATTTCAAAGTAGTATCCATTATTTGTTTCTGGATTAACCAGCACACCAAGCCCACCAGAACCACCAGATATTTTTATATCTTTGTCTGGTGTGGTTCCTGGCACAACAAAAAGATCTGTTGCTCCTACTGCAGTTTGACCACGCTGAGGGTTGTTATCAATTTTTCCTATAACTCTAAGTCTTGTTCCAAAATGCTTAAAACTATTTGATAATGGCTTATATACATAAGAAATAAAATCTGCTGGTGCATCTGTTGTTTTAAACGCTGGACCATTTATAACTAAAGCAGAAGACTGAACTGCTCCCACTTTTGTAGTTGTCATGCTATTAATATCAGACTCTGAAATATATTTTGATGAAAGCATGTTTTTTATAATTCCATTTCGTGATGATTTTTGAGCAAACACATTTGATGATAAAGTATCTGTAATATTAATTCCAGCAGGACCAACAGATGTTGTGGGCAGTGTTTGATCTTTTTTAAATAAATACTTAGATTCCATATTACAACCACGAAGATTGTCATTGTTTGACCAATAAGGATCTATTCCTGCTGAGTGACTAACAATAGGAGTTCCAAACTGACCTCTTCCATGTTTTGCTACCGCTCCATTTTTTAATTTGCTAAGACCATTAACATCTTCATAGTTTGGCTCAGAATAAATTCTTACTCTTCCAGTCGGATAAATTTTTCCATTGAATGGTAGTGATGAAAAATACTTATCATACTCTTGAACGCTGTTTATCCAAACATCGTTAGACCCTGCTACGTTATACTCAACAGCATCATATTTTATAATTTCTCCATTAGAGTAAAAGTATCCATTGTATCTTGTTACCCAATAGACTGCCTCTCCAAGATCTATTATGTTGTCAATTACCTTACCACCAGATACGCTTGGAGGGTTAGAAGATAAATTAGAGTTTAGTGGAATTGCTGCAAGTGCATAACTTGACATATCATTAACTTCTGAGTTAATTGACTTTGTATTTTCTGTACCCTGAACTTCCCAAAGAAGAACTGGCTTATATATCCAAGACTTTTCATTATCAACAAGTGATGCCTCTCTTATTGTTCCCACGCTTCTTTGCATGCTTCTTGTTGTATAGGATATTTTTCCATCATTATATACTTGATTGTCTTGTGAATTAACTTCTATTATGTTTGATAGTTTATCTTTTGTGTTTTTATTTTTAATTACCTCAAAATTTTCAGAGTCTGAAGATCCGTAAAGAGTTAGGTCTGTAGGTCTTTGAGTTTTTGTAGGCATCATATAGTCTTTGCTCATCATAACAAAGTTATTATATTCATCAAAGAACATTGCAGTCTGTGTAGATAGGGCTAGATCTTCTAGTATCTGGGCAACGCTCTTGTCTGGGGGAATGAAGAAGTATGGAATAACAATTTCAGATTCCCCATCTACCCTCTTAAAAATATAATTAGAAAAGCCAATTGAGTCTAGCAGTATTGAAACTGCAACACTTAGAGATACGTTAGACATCAAAATTTCTGGTGCTGTTTGTGATTCAAAATACAAGTATAAATCTCTTAGAGTCAAGCCAACTCTTTTAGACTGATTGTCTACTTTAGGAAAGCCATCTGAATACATTGTCTTAATTGGAACATAGTAGTTTGCATTTAAACTATCTTTTAATATTTCGTATATCTTTACCTGAATATTGTTTAAAACATATTTAGAGATAATACTATTTTTGTTTAAAGGATTAAATGAGTCCTCAAAATCAAAAAGTGAAAGATCTCCTGTAGATGCAAGCAATTGTCCAACTGGCATTCCGCTAACCCCAAGATCTGATGCGCTTTTGTTTATAGAAAATGACTCAACCATATCAGAAAGATCTGCAGCAAGTCTTGGAGAAAATTCTATTAAGTCAAAAGTAGAATCAAATTTTTTCATAGTGTCAATAACAATTCTTATTCCAGAAATATATTCAAACTCTTTATATTTTTTTGTTCCGTTATATATGTATGATGTTGGATTGCTTAACTCAGTAACAAAACTTGCAGAACTATCAGCCTCTGATTCTTTAAGTTGCCATGAGTAGTTTGGAATAAATGTTTTCCATTCTTCTTTATACCATATATGATATGATCCAGCCTGTTCAGAATTTTCAATAATTAAAAAAGCATCACCTTCTTTATTTCCAAACTCTGGTATTAGGCTTGATGAAGAAAGTTCTCCGCAATCATTAAAGATGTCTGAGTATATCTTTGGAACAATTAAACCATAAGATAATTCGACATATCCGTCTGAGCCTATGATAGAACTTCCATCTTTTCTTTTTTCTTGACCAGAAAAAGATATTGCATCTAACCAACTATTATTTTTTAAAACTTGGATTTTCCATTTTTCTGGAGTGGTTTGGTTTGATTCTCCAAAATATGGGTCTGAGAAAGACTCGCTATTATTTGCATATGTACCAGAATTAAGATCTCCAACGTTAGTTTGCATCTTTACAACAATTCTATTTGCTGGAACATTTTCTTTATAAACAACAAATGGAGCAGTGTCTTCAATTGCATGCTTTCCATTTATAGTTTTATTAGAAACACCATACTCTATTCCAGACTCTGTTCTAAAAGATGTCCAATATTTAAATGGATCTTTTTTATCTGCCATATAATATCTTGGTCTTCTTGCCATATTCATATTTGGACTGTGCAAAAACTTACCATTAAGAAAGGTTGCTTTATTAATTCCAGATCTTGGTCTAAAAGACTTTAAACAATCTTCCAATGAGTACAACATTTTTAGTTTATCTTTATTAGCAGAAAGAAATACTGGAGTATTATTGTCTTCAAATCCTCCATCAACAAGCACATCTGCATCTGTTGCTCCATAATAAAATGCGGGAGAAGATGTTTTAGTTTCTTTAACAAAAGTATTAGGAATGGTTCTGTATATAGACTCAGCATTGTTTGGACGATATCTATAGTTTCCAAGTTCCAATATGTTTGTAGCAATATTCATATTCCACTCAAGAGCAACTAAAGACTTTGTGCTAATAGATGAACTTGTTTCTATATGGTTTAGCAGATCTTTATCTTGAAACATTATGCCTCTTCCAGTGTTAAAGACACATTCCAGAAATCAAAGTTTAAGCCACTTCTTTTTACTACTGAGTAATTAAAGTCTGAGAAAAAAACCTCTATAACCTCATTGTATTTGTTTGTATTATTAAATCTATCATCTTTTTCAGTTTGAGGATCATTATTAAAATTAGTATATTTATCATAAGCAAGGTAAACCCAAAAAGATCCTTTATGGTTTTTATACCAATCAAGAATTTCTACTCCTCCTGCTCCTCCATCTGTTGTAAATTCTAATGGGCTCTGTCTTGTTACTGTCTTTGCAAGATCTGGATTACCATTGGAATCAAACCCAGCATGTGTATCGTATGCTCTTGATGGTAACATATCCCAGGAAACATTAATTTGTAGTTTATCTGCAATATGGTATGACCTCATACGGCCATTAATCATTCTTTCCCTTTTTTCAATTCTGGTGGTACTAAATTCTATTGGTGACCTATTATCATCAGAGAGTATTAAAAACTCCCCAGATCCCTCTGCAGAGGCTGCTAATGACCCTATCTCGTTTCCTTCTGGGATATGAAATCCATCTACCTTGATTCCCTGGTTATCTGCAAAGAGCATTGCCTGTGGTCTTTGATATTTCTTACGACCTGCCATGTATAGATTGGTTGCCATTATACTCTAACTCCTCTAATCTTTTGTGAATCAATGCTCTTTATTTGAGTCATTACTGCTCTTGCAATTTCGTCTGGGTTTGAATCAGACTTTACATTTACATTGATACTATAATTATACACTGAGTCGCCCACCGATGAACCATTGTTTATTGCCTTCATTGTGTCTGCCCCGTGAGATTCAACAGCATACTTACTCATTACAAACTCTCCTGGGGTGAGCATTGCAGGCACTATATCTGTTCCCGTTGCTAGACCACCTGATGCAAATGCTTGCAAGTCTCGTGGTCCGTTAAAGAATGATCGCAGATTTGGATTAGAAAAAATTCCAGGCAGGACTGGATTTGAAATTGGTTGCGGTATCGTATCACTTAAACTTGATGGTATTGCATCAATTGTCTCTTTGATGCTGTTCGACATAGTATTTAATTTGTCTTGAAGTTCTTTTCCTCTAAACCCTGAAGTTTTTAATATATCTTTAATCTCTGATAAGCGTAATCCTTCTAAAACATTTTTACCCTTTATTAATCCATCAATATATGCTTCAGCGATTGAGTTTGCATTAGGATTTGTTTGAACAATATCGTTTAGTGGTTCAAACATTCTTGTTGTAACAGGAGTCATTAAAGGCATTTGCTCGTACCAGTCTAAACTTCTTGAAAAGTCTATCAGTCCAGGCTGCAATGTATTTGGGTTTATTGTTAGGTTTCCATCATGGGTGTCTACATATCTAAGAGCAGACATCATGCTTGATCTATATCCACTTGAAGCAGCGGTTAATGGATCTGAAACTTTATCATATGCTACTGGTACTCCTGCTGAATCAATAGTCCTTAAATCTCTTAATAGTGAGCCTCCCTCATTTGCTACATCTGGACTAAATATTCCATCTGCTTTCCCTTTTCCTGTTGGAACAACTGGTATATTTTTAGGAGCAAGGAGTCCTGCCTTTTTAGCAAATAAAGAACCAAAAACTTCTCTTCTTACATCTTCATATCCAATATTAGTTTTGTAGTAACCTTTAACTCCATTTAGTGTTGCTCTAAAGGTTGGGTTTATACCAGTCTCACCTAGCCCAAGTTGTTCTCCCTTTACTAAAGCACTTTCACGGATTTGGTTTGGTAGTCTTTTTGTAATAAGATCTGTTCCAGTTTGAGCAATTGGTTTAATTGTTTCAGCAAGTTTGCTATTTGTATTTTTTATCACTGCTCCTAAAATAGAAGCATAGTATCCAGGAGTTTTTGCTTCAACAGTTACACTACCTGATCCTCTGATTGCTCTTGTATACGCAACCACATCCCCCCATAAAGGATGGCTTTCGTCATGGATACCATCATCCCAATTCTTGCCCCCTACTTTAAACCATCGATCTTTTGCTGGGCCACCGAGTTCATAACCTGCATCTTCTAATTTTTTTGTTGCTGTTGCTATCGCTTTTTCTGCACCGACACTGCCTGTTGTGTCTTTAACCCAACCCATTTTTGATTTTCCAGTTTCAAGGCCAGAAAGAAAACTGTTTTTTATGTTATAAGATTCATCTGCTGGAGGCATAAAGAATCGTTTGATTGGAGCAACTACATCAGACATCTTTTCTTTAAATCTTTTAGTAATGTTTGATACAATATTTGAAGATTCTTTTGGTGCTAGGCTAGAGTTTAGACTTTCTTCTAACAAACTTGGATTTTTAGTTGCTAATGATTTAGCACCAGAACTAGCCTTGCTTAATCCACGAACTCCAAGACTAATTCCTGGCAATACTCCAAGTACGTCTGCTGCAGTTCCAAGTTTTTTGCTTCCAAATATCTCTGGGCTTGTATTGTTTTTTAAATTAAATGCTGACGTATATCCACTAATCATTTGACCAGTTTGCAAAGCCATGTAGTCTTTTTCTTGCTGAGTTATTTTAGATTTAATATTAGTGCTTGTACCTAAAGTCTTTGATGCACCAACATTAAACATACCGCTTAGCATTGAAGAGAATGCATTTACTGGGTTAAACCTACTAAACCAATTACCATTTTTGTTTCCAGCCATGCCACCTTCTGAAAGCATCTGTAGGCCAGTGATTCCATATGCTCCGTTACCAATACCGCCCATAGATGCGCCAGATCCTGCATAGCGGTCTACAGGTTTGTCTATACCCATTCCTGGACTGCTGTAATCTTTTGGTTGCTCTGCTAACTGATGGAAGTAATCTGAGAAATTTGCTACCTTGCCACTAAATGGAAGTCCTGGAATTTCAGTTCCGCCCCATGGGTCTTTACCCGTAGTGTTAAATATTGGCTTTCCTTTGCCATCAAACCCGATTGGAGATCCTTCGTATAGTCTTTCTAACTCTCCCCAGTATCTTCCAGTTGGGCTTCCAGTAGGTTGGTTGTTAGAATCATAAGCAGAAGTTGGTTTAACTGGTACTGAAGAACCAAGGTTTCTGATTATGTCAAGCACTTCTGTTGGAGTTATTGCTGCAGTCTTTTTTGGATACTTTTTGTCATTAAGGTTTTTAAAGAATTTTGGTCCGTACTTCTTTACCGCAGACTTTTTAACTACAAATTCTCCAGGTGTAAGCATTGCAGGAACTGTGTCTGTTCCCTTTGGCTTAAACTCTGGGTCAGTACTTCCGCCCTTTCTATATACAACTCCGCCATCTGCCCAATAGCCCATACTCTTTAGGATGGATGCTGCTGATTCTTTGCCCATTCCATGAACCCAGGGATTTAATGACCAACCTGTTTCAAAAGAACCCTTGTGAGATGGATCATTTGGATCATACATGTCTGTGACAGGTGACATGCCAAGCAGTTCTCTTTCTTGTGCTGTTAATAATTGACCGCTATTTAATCTTCTTAGAGCATCTGCAATTGCCTTAGCCTTTACATCTGCTGCATCTTTAACTGCTTTATCTGCTGCAGATGTATCTGCATCTCCACTTATTGAAAGCAGGGCTTTTTCTTCTGCTGTTAAGGCTTGTCCAGATGTTAATTTTCTTAGTGCTGCAGCAATTGCCTTAGCCTTTGCTTCTGCTTGTGCAGTTGCTGCGGTTGCTGCTGCTGCAGCAGATGCTGCGCTACCATCATCAGTATATGTTTTTTTAATATTCTGTGTTATATTCTCAATCTTCTCAACTATTAATTTTGTATCAACACTGTCAGGAATTTTATTAATAGAATCTAAAATTTCACCCCAGGATGTACTTGCTGCTGCTACTGCTGCCTGTGCTGCAAGTGTTGAGGCAGCATAGGCTGCTGCTAACTCTTCAACTGATTTTACCTTGTCTTCTGTGTCTGCCCAATCCTCAAGGGTCATTCCAGTAGTGTTATCAATTGCTACTGCTTCTTCTGCAATTGCGGTCAAATATCCTTCTTGTGCCTCTAAAGCATCGGCTTCATCTTCTAATTTTTTCAATATATCTTCATTTTTCTTTACTGCAGCATCAAGTGGCTCAAGAGATTTAGTTAAATCATCAAGGATTTTTTGCTGGGCTGCAGAGGCAAGTGCTACAACATTTGCTCTTCCAGCCTCAATGTTATCAATTTCTTCTTGTTTTGCAGCAATCAATTCTTGTACTGCTAAAATGCTTTCATTGAGTGCTAGTATTTCTGCTTCAATTGCCAATCTTGCAGGGTCTGTTTCTAGTTTATAGATTTCTTGGCTTATCGCAAACTGTCTTTCTGAAATAGCCTCTGAAGTTAGCCCACTTTCTGCACCAGTTAAGGCTGACAAATCATTAGTTCTGGCAAGTTCAACACCTTGCATTATTGTATCTGCTTGATTGTTTGCATAAGATGCTGACATCTCATTTGCAACTCTTGCTGCTGCAGCGATATCACCTTGAGAAAGGGCATCTGCTAGATCCAACTGTTGTCCTTGTGAGTCAATAATTTCTTGGTTTAACTTATTTACTTCCTGTAAGGCTTCTACTTGCTTGTCATACTTTTCATTAATATCTTCTGCAGCCTTATCCATTATTGCAAGGTCATTGCTTAGCATCTGGTTTTCTTTATTGAATGCTTCTATCTTGTCAGTAAATCTCTTTTTTATTTCATCTTCTCTTGACTTTATCTTTTTTTCTATTGACTTGATCTGATTTTCATATCCCTTTATTGTATCCTGAACTGCCTTAATTGCTTTATCAACCCCTGCGTTAGCATTGTCTATTGCTTTCTGCAAAGCATTGTCTGCATCTGAAATTTGATCTCTTACTGCAGATGCTGTTGCTTGAGCCTTGCTAAGGTTTGAAGACGAAAGACTTATTTCTTTGGCTTTAGTTTCCATTGCTTTTTGAAGACTCTTTATGGTTGCGCCTTTTGATATTACTGGTATTGGAGTGTTTGTTGCTTTATACCTTGCATCTACAGTTGCTGTTGCAATCTTACCAACTTGTTGTGGGGCTTTGCTTGAATCTCTATAGTTTGATACCGCCGAAGTAAGTTTATCAGCAGTTAGATTATTGTAAACAGTTCTCTTTGAGTCCATTATCTTTCTTGCTGCTGCTGCGCCTTGCTCAATTTGGCCTGTAACATTTGCTGTTGCAAATTTAAAAATTAACTCTATATCTGAGTTTGCCTTTATAGCATTAAGTCCATCAACAATTCTTTTAAGTGTCTCTGCAGCAAGACCAGCAGAAGAGTTGTATTGGTCCATAGCAGCAATTGCTTCTGATAATGAACCTGCATCTGCAAGGGCTGCTCTAACACCATCTTCTGAAACACCTTGACTACGTAAGAATTTTGCAGCCTGTCCTGCTCTTGACAGATCTACTTGCCTTTGCAATTCTGATGTACCTCTAGAAAGCAGGCTATTTATTTTTTGTCTATTAGCAAGTTCTTTAGAAATTTCAACATTTTGCTTGAGTTGTCCATCTGTTATTTTACCTGAAGCAATTAACTGTGTAGTGTATTCATCTGTTAGCAAGCCTTCTATTGTTACAGAATCATATCCAGCAGCAACTAATTTAATTCTTGCCTTCTCTTGATCTTTTATTGATGAAAGAGATCTGCCCATTGCAGCATTGAAATCTCCAATTACTTTTGCATCAAAGAAATTATTAATAAGTTTACCTTGTCCAGAAAGTACTACGTCTCCTTGCTTGGCTGTCTTTGCTAATAATTTACCCTTGTTATATGGATCTTCTATTCTTCCTTTGTTCTTACCACTTTTAATTTTTGGCCCTGCGGTAGTGAAAAGTTTTGCCTGCTCATCAGGGGATAGGCCCATAGCGTAATCAATAAACTGTTTATTACGTCCTTGAGCAACCATTTGTTGGTCTATTCCTAAGAATTTATCTCCTACAGACTTAGGACCAATTTTTGCAAGTGCCCTTCTTAATTCATCAATTCCACCCTTTGCATCAATTGCAGCGTTTCTAACATTCTTTAATGCTGCTAACATCCATTCAAATGGATCAGTTTTAGTCCCGCCGTCTTCTTCTTCTGCTGCAAGTCTTGCTGCTTCTATTGCTGCGAGTTCATTCTTAACTCCTTGTGCAACTCCTCTTTTCATATATGATGCTTTTGCTGCTTCTGTTCCTTCTGGTGTGTTTAGATATTCAGAATATTTTGCGGCACCTGATGGATTTCCTTTATATCCTGCCAGCATTCTTTTCTTTTCTGCGTTAATTTGGTCTGGAGTAAGTGTTTCTTTTAAAACAATAAATTGTGAAAGAACTACTTTGTGTATAAAGTCTGGTTGATTTTTGTATTCTTCCATAATCTCATTAAGACCATCTAGGCTTGTTCCACCAACTTCTTTTGTTTCTGTTATAAACTGTAATACAGGAATATCTATGTTTTTAACTATTTCAAGTTTGTCTGCAATTTTTTGAAGTTTTCCAATTCCTGCTGCGCCACCGTCTTTAAAAAAGAAATCTATATTTATTTCTGGATTTAATTCTTTCATAAGATTAAAGGCAGACATTATTTTTTCTGCTTCTTTTGAACCCTTTTGTGTGAATGCTACAACAATTTCCTTTTTTATCTTAGGGTCTGTTACAGCATCAATAGCATTTAAAAACTCTGTTGTTTTTCCAGGATCTGATAGGCTTGTTGTAACATTAAGAACTTTGTTTAATCCTGCTTCATCTCCAACAAACATCTCCATCAACTTTACTGCATTTACTACTGGCATTTGACCAGAACCAACAATGGTCATAATCTTTGCCTCTATTTCTTGGCTACCTGCATCTTTTGCGCCTTGAAAAAATTTGTCAACAAATGCGGTTTGTGTTGGATCATCTTTGTACTTTTCCCTAACCTGAGTTTTTAATCCCTCAAAGAATGCAGTTTCAACATCTGCTCGTGCACCTTGTTTGTTCTGTGTCTTTACATACTTAAGCGCTTTCATCTGTTCTTTTACAATGTTTGTATTGTTTGCTCGTAATTTCTTTGTTCCTTCTAATCTTTCTATTTCAACGTTTTTAATTTTCTTATCAATCTCTAACTGTTTTTCCTTGTCAGTTGTTGCTCTCTTTTGTGCTTCAAGTATTTTTATTTTGTTGTCGTATTCATTATTTAAAGAATCAATGTTTGCTTGATTAAATTCTAAGTCTTGTATATTTGCTGCTGCTGCCTGTGCTGCAAAAATTTTTGCGTTTGGGGCTGCAAGTGCGCGGCCACTTCCAGCCGTATCTGGAAGATCGCCATATTTTTTTAACTCGTCCATAACTAATTTAGTATTTTCTTGTTGTTCTTTAACTAGTTTAACTCTTACCTCTAGTGGATTTTTTAATAAATCTTCTCCGTTTGGACCAACCAACTCTAATAGTTTTCCAGTAATGTCTGCACCAATTGTAGTATTTCCTAATTCAATTCCAATTTGATCAGCAATGCTGTTTGCTTGTTGTGCGGTTAGTACTCCATCAGCAATATAGCCAGCAAGTTCTAATCCTACTTTGGATGCAACATTTTTAGAACCAGATTTTAAATCTTCTATAATCCCAGCAAACATATCCTTTCCAACTTGCTCTTTTAAAAACTCTGAACCATACTGGCTTTTTCCTCTTTCAAAACCAAAAGAGTATCTATCAGATACCGACTCTTTTCTTTTTCTTGCGTAAATTTCAGATGCTCCGACTTTACCATTCATTACTCCAATGGCTTTCATTTTTTCTGTTGTTGCTCTTGTTGCATCAACTTGTTTAGACTGAGACTCTGCTGCCTTCTTTGCTGCCCTGTCTAGCATCCAAAGTCCTCCACCAACTGCTGCGACAGCAGTCAAGGCTATTCCTACTGGTCCCATACCAGCAAGCATTGGAGCCATACCAGCAAGTGCTGACAAGCCTGATACAGCCATACCAGCGTTTGTATTTCCAGACATCATGAGTCCCATACCAACAGTTCCAAGAGCCATAGATGCACCACCAGAGAATCGACCAACCCTTTCTTGACGTGCTACTCTTGTTTGTTTAACCTTTATTTTTTCAGTTTGTTTTTGACTCTTTAGTTCTCTTTTTTGCCCCTCTTTTACTGCAGCATCATATGTTCTTGCTTGTGCAGCATTTAGTTGTGCTCTACGTTCATTTTCTACAAATGCTTTTCTTGCAGCATCTGTTTGTTTTTTCTGTATTGCTGCCTGCTCTTGTTGCCTTGCTGCTTCTGCTCTTGCTGCTTTTTCTGCAGCACGGACTTGGGACTGTTTATTCTTTAATTCATTTTCTGCAAACTTTCTAAGTGCTCTATCAATTTCTACCTGGTTATATCCTTTGCTACGTAACTGTAATGCTAGTTGTCCTTGTTTTACTGTAGGGTTTTTTAGTCTTGGATCTCCCTTAATCATTCCAGGCATAGAGAATCCAGGAGTCTTTGCAAAAGATCTACGGAAATTTAAAAGTTGGGCTCTTGTTGCAACTGTTTGGTTTTGTGATACTGGAGTTGATCTGCTATCTCTTTGACTTCGGCTGCTTGGAACTGCTCCAGCAGGCTTTGGACTAGTATTAGCAACTGTTAATCTTTCTTCTTTAACTTTACCAGTCTTTGGATTAACAGTTACCTTTGTTTCGTTACCAGGATTTACCAAAACATCGTCTGCCTGTTGTGCTGCCAAGTTCATAATTCTTGATGGCTGCAGGTTTGTATCTCTAAGTATAGCAAGCAGTGCTTTGGCATTTACCCCAGCATTTCTAGGAAGTTTTACTCCAGGCATCTTGCCACCATTTGCTTTATGGTCTGCTGCTTTTGCCTCTAGTTCTGCTGCTCTTGCTACAAGCGCTCTTTGTTCTGGTGTTTCTGGATGTCTTCCAGTTGACATAAATTCTGCTGCATTTTTATATTCAGACAAAAGTGCTGTATCTAGTCTAAGAGGGTTTGCTCCGCTTGTGTTATTCCAATTTAAAATATCTTTAAATCTTGAAGAACCTTCTCCGATATACCTGTTAAGCCCAAACGAATCATACTGTCCAGTTCCAGTTACCCACTTTAAAGGATCTCTTCCACCAATTCCAGTATTTCCAACTATATGAGATAACTCTGGTTTTAATTTTTCAATAATTTTAGCATCGGAAAGTCCTAAAGCCCTCATCTCTATTGCTGCTTTAGTCTTTAATGGGTCTCCCATTTTTCTTAAATATTCATCCTTGAGGTTTGCTGCAACTGGTCTAACAATCTTTGAAAGACGACCAGTGCCACCACCTGCTCCCTTATTAGATGATCTTAGATCTGTTTTAAATGCTGGTAAACTGCCATACCTGCTTCCCTCAAATCCTCCCTTATCAACAAATATTCCATCTGCATTTGGAATAGCGCCCATTCTGTAAAGAAGGTTATTTACAACCTGCTCTCTTGTTCTTGCATGTTTTGCTCTACCATTAGGGTCTGACATAAATGAATCCATGTCATCTGGATGAAGATACTTTACTACACCATCAACCTTGATTGGAACCATACTCTGAATTTCATTCATAAACTTTGTTTGTTTTGCATCAAATCTTTTATCTCTTCCAGAAGGAGGTATAGGAACTACACCACCATTCCAGGCTGTCTTTATTATCTTTGCTCTATCTGGATCTATAGAGTCAAGAGTCTTTACAAAGTCAGCATTTACTTTTCTTACAAGGTCTGCTTTTTTTAATTGACTATCTTCCTCAGAAGAGAGTGCATACTTTTTGAGTTGTTCTTTAATTACAGAGTCTGAAGCGCCTGAATCAATACCTTCTTCTGCTTTTATAACACCGTTGCCAGCACGAGCATGAATTGGTTGGAATTCATCCCAATCTACTTTTGCTCCAGCCTTGAGTCTTCCAAGCATATCATTATATACAACCTGTTCATCTGGTTCTAAGTCCCAAGACTTAATAACTTTTTCAAGCCTAGGAATAGATTTATTTATTTCACCCTTAATTGCAGCATCATATTCTGCTGGTGACATCTTTGACGCAATGCCAGAAGTTTCTTGTGCAAAGAATTTTTTTGCTCCACCCTTAACGCCAAGTAAATTAACTATTGCTTGTTCTTTCATGCTTGGCATAGACTTAGAAAAATCTCTAAAGCCAGATGCCCTATCAAATACTCCAGCAGTTCCAACATCTGCTAACACCTTACCAGATAGGTTTGGCTGCTGTAAATCTTTATCTCCTCTTAATGTTGAAGCGACTAACTGCTTAACCATATCAGACTTACTAAATTTTCCATCCATTGCTGCTATTCGTGGATCATAAGGTGATTCAATTACAATAAACTTTCTTTGACCTGTAGGATCTGTTGGATCAATCATTGTTCTAATGCTTTGCTTTGGTGCTACCAAACCATGAACTTCTCTTGCAATCTCAGTAGCACGAACCTCTGCTAATGCAGTCTTTTCATCTATTGTTGGTTTTACTACTACGATCTTTCCGTTAGGCTTTCTGTATACCCCGCCAACTCCTGAGACTGGAAAACTTCTTCCAGAAAATGGCTGAAGTAAAGTTCCAAAATTTGAAGGAGGAAGTGTTCCAAATCTTCCAAGTGCTACCTGCTGTGATATCTTTTCTACTATTTGTCTTGACTGAGATGTCTTATCAGAAGACTTTGGCATGCCAACAAATACTGGACCTACTGGTGCTTCTGGGTGTGGCTCATTGTATCCCTGACGTGCATCATCTCTTCTTCTATACTTTGCTTGCTGTGCTTTTCTAACTGCTGCTGGACCATCAGACAGTGGAATGCCTCTACCTGGTCCACCAGGAAGTCTTCCAGCCATAAATCCTGGAACCTTATCCTGGAACATTGCAGAAATTAAACCTCTATACTTATTAGTTGTTTCTGTAGGAATAACTGCTTCTCCTGGAGAAAGCATTGCTGGAACAACATCTCCTGCACCCTTTGGACCTGGTACGCTTAAAACTCCTTCTTTGTACTTTCTAACTGGTGGTAATCCGCTTACTGCTTTCTTGGACCCACGAACTCCGCCTGCAAACAATGCTGGGTTTTGTGTTGCCATAGTTCTCATCTGTGTGCTTAATGAATTGTATGATGCAGCAAGAGCATTTACAGAAGTTTTTTCAACATTAAAAACTTGTATTAATCTTGAATGTGTTTGATGAAGTTGTTCAGAAGATGCAGCATTTTCAATCTGCTCTTGTGTCATATAGTTAAATCCTGCACCCATTACACCCGTTTGTCCATTTAACTTAGCAATTCCTCCACGAAGCATTGCAAACAATTTGATAACGTTTGCAACACCATTCATCAGAAGACCAAATGTCATAAGTAGTACTGGACCAAGACCTGCAACGGCTGCAACAATTATTGCAATAACCTTTTTTGTATTATCTCCAAGACCGTTAAACTTTTCAAGAAGTCCTGAGAAAAACTTAACTACTGGTGTTAAAGCCTCAAGGAATGCTTTTCCTAAAGGCATAATTTCTTGCTTAAGGTTTTCTAGTGCTGCTTGGAATTTAGCACCAGTTGAGTCTTCTATCTTCTTCATTTCTCTTTCAGATAAAATTGCTAACTCTTCTATTGATGCCCCTGCTAATTGAAATGCTCTTGATGCCTGAGATCCATCTTTAGTTACATTCTGAAATAATGTGGATAGACGTGCAAACTGGAACTTACCAAACATTTGCTCAATTGCTCTTGCACGATTAAGTGGGTCGAGTTCGTCAAGGGCTCTTGCAAATCCAACAACAATTCCTTTTATGTCACCTTTGTTTGCTTCAACAAGGCCTCTTACGTTAATTCCTAAGTTGCCAAGAAACTTTGCTGCTTTATCAGATGGATTAATTAATGAGGCTAGTCCAGACTTAAGTGCGTTAGCACCTTCTGATGCATTAATTCCACCTTCCTTCATTGCTGTAAGGAAGAATGCTAAGTCTTCAACAGAACCACCAAGTTGCTTTATAACTGGTGCTGCTTTTGGAATTGCAATAGTTAAATCTTCAATAGATAGAAGTGTTTGGTTTTCTACTGCGTTAAGAAAGTTAATTTTCTTTGCAAGGTCTTCACTAGAAAGACCAAATGCAGTTTGCAAAGATATTGTTGTTTCAAGTGCTTGCTGTTGCTCTATCTGGCCAAGTACTGCTAACTTTGTTGCTGTTTCAACCTGTGTTGTAAGTGCTGATCCTTCAAAGCCTGCTGCTGCTGCTGTCGCAGCCATCTCCATAGTCTTTGTAACAGAGACTCCATACTTCACATATTCATTTGATAATTTTCTTATATTTTCAACTGCTGCATTAACCTCTGCATCATTTGTAAATGCATTTCCATATACACGACGGAACTTAACAACTTCAGCATCAAATTCTTTAAATGCTTTTGCAGCAGCGGATCCAAACAAGGCAAGTGGCATTGTAAGACCAACCATCAACTGACGGCCTGCCCACTGAGTATTCTTACCAAAGTTTAGGAGTTGTGTTGATCCTTGCTTTAATAGTTGATTAAGGAACTGCTGTCTTTGTGCAGCATACTGAATTCTTGTTCCAAGTTCTGTAAACTTTCCACTAGCCATTTGAAGGCTTTTTGGCATAATTCTAATTGCATCCATAAACCCAGCATTGGATTTGTTCATCTGGATATATTGTGCTTGTAAGGCTTTTACTCTATCTCTGCGAGCACGATTTATAATCTCTCTTTCTTCTGCAAATGCCTTGCCCATTACACGAGTATTGGCAGTTGCTGCTGCCATAGTGTATCTGTAATACTCACGAAGAGATAGTTTATTTTTTTCTAATGCAGATGTAAAGGCCAGTGTGCTGCCAGCAACTTTAACTTGACTTGCTGAGAATTTTCCTGTGGCACCAACAGATTGTATAAGTTGTGCGTTTAAACCTTTTTGAGCATTTGCAGCAGCCAGGTTGCCCTCAGCAAGTGTTTGATGAAACCTGCTGAGGCCTGCCTGTAAAGAACGAAGTTGTGCAAGAGCGGCAGTTGTATCAAAATTAATATTTATATTAGAGTTTACATCTGCCAATTCTCAAAACACCTCTTTTTATTTTATTTTATTTAGTCAACGAAGTTAGCACTGCGCTTGCTTCGTTGTTTTGAACACCCGATGCTGCATCAATAATTTCGTAAACTGTAGGAAGATCTAGAAGTTCTTCTAGTGCTGCCCTATCTTCTGCCAACTCTGGCTTGAATTGTTTCATTGCAATCTGTGCACACTCAATAAGGATATCCATTGACTTGTCATTATCTTCAGATACAGAAGAAAGCAGTGCGAACTTAGACATAAATGGTCTAAGCAATGATAACTTGAGTGGTCTTACTTCGATTTCTGTTCCGTCTATTAGTTTGACGGTTCTATTTTTTAAAGGCTTATCAGCCATAGTTTTCCTCCTTGTAGGTTAACAATTAATTATACCACGCTGGATGGTGCAGATTCGTCTAATTTTTCATAGGTTAAACCCATACCAATTCCAAACCCTGCTTTTTGTGCATTGTATCCTTGAAGAGCAACAATATCTTTAGAGTCTGCTGCTTGACCACCACTAAATACCCTGGCTTTCATCTCTTCCCATGCATTGCCCTTGTTGCTTGCTTTGTCTAAATCAACACCTTGCATTGCAGCAAGAAACTTTTTTTGAGAATAATCAAGATCTCTTTTTACTTTAAGCGTTGCCATTATTTCTGGCATTGACATAGATGATTCTAGTTCATCGTAATCTTTCCATATCCCCAGCAAAAATACCTCTGACTCCAACTCTGCTAAATCTAGTTCATCCCACGAAGATCCGCTCTCTGTTGCTTGAGACTTTACTGGCTCTTCAGACTTTTCATTTATTTTTATACCTGCTGAAAAATCTAATAATTTATATATTGTTGGCATATCAATATTATCTTCTAATTGCTCTTGAGTCTTTATACTAGGATAATATTGTCTCATTGTGATTGTTGCACATTTAGCAAGATAGTACATGGCCTCATCATCATTTTTAGAGGTCTTTACATTTTGAAATTCATCTAAGAATAACTTTAAGTATTTTATCTTTAATGGTGTAATATAAATTTCTGTGCCATCAAAGAGTTCAATGATTGAGGTTTTGTATATTTCTGTAGGCATTATATAAGTATACCAAACAGAAAGGCCCAACCCCGAAGGATTGAGCCTCTCGTATATTAAGTTGTATTATGCTGCTGGGATAGTGCGGTCTACGATCTTACCGTATGACGCATCATCATTTGGAAGAAGACGGAATGATACTTCGAACATTGTCGCTTCATCTCTCTTTGCAGATACTGTTACGCTTTCGATTGAAAGAGCACGGTATGCTACGTAAACTCTTTCGAGTTCGTCTCCAATTGCACAATCTCCAGTTCCTGGACCAACTGCTACCAAACCACGTTCGACTGGGCATTCGCCGATGTCTCCTGCTGAAAGGTTAAGTGTTGGGTTTCCTGATACTGTATTTAGATCTCCATCCTTGCCTGCTAGTGCAAACAATAGGTTCTCTAGTGTTGATTCTGCGAATGTAGTATTTAGGTTTACCTGCATGCCTTGCTTGAACAACTTAGCAACGTCAAGTACCTGGTCTACTGCTACTTCACCAAAATCTGGCTGGAATTGAATTTCCAAACCATTCATTGTATAACCAACATTGCGGAAGTCTACATCGTTTGAGAGTGTCTCTCTGTATGATGTTCCTGCTACATATGCTGGAAGTCCTGCGTCTGTGAGTACGCCGTCTTCATGTGTGAAGAGGGCTGCTGCTCCAACAATAATATTGTTGCTGCTACCACGTGTATATGCCATATTTTTCACCTCTTTTTTTTCTTTTGGATTAAAAGGGCTTGTTTCCTCAAGTTAATTATAACACCCTTTTTAGATTGATCTTTTTACGATTGATTCGTGTTGGTGGTATTCAAAGTCTATAATTATCTTGTTTCCGCCATATGTTCTGGCTGTTCCGAAATCTATTATATCTCTGACCTCTTCTAGTTGATATACCTTAAATTTATGGAAATAAAATCTATTCTCCATGCCGTCGATAATTTTGCCTGCTGCCCAGCGATTAATATCTTCTGCTGTTTCGTCCTCATTATCCATCAAGCGTAGAACTGTTTCTTGGACTTGAACCATTGTTTCTGTAACGCCTTGCTCGGTTGCATAAAAATAATATAAAAGTTGTTCTTGCTTTATGTGTGGGAAAGGTGACCTACGCATACGAACAAGCCTATCCCATGTTGCCATAACACCAGCATATGGATATCTAGCATCATCAATAACAACCCACTGTTCTGTAATTTCATCTATAGATGAAGGTCTTGATGGAAAAAATGGAACACCAATGCCTGGAGTATTTGTAAAATTAGTAATTTGATCGCCACTAGTTTGCTTTACCATTTCTGCAAGTTTTTCTTGAAGGTATGTATTAATCCATAGAACTGGAGTATTAAATGTTGATGTTGACTCTGCCATTATCCGACCTTCCCTGCATCTGCTACCCAGCGATAACCAGTCTTTAGTCCTAAAGCCCTACCGCCTCTTTTTGCAGATGCCAAATTCTTTTTATAAACTTGTGGGGTGTTAAAGTACTGTAGTAGTCCACTTGAATTTAAAAATGATTGTCTAAAGTATACACCAAAAAACTTATCAACAATGTTTTCAAACTGACCCTTTGTTTTGCCTCCAGGATTATCTACTGTAACTGGAGATGATGTATAAACCTCTGTACCATCTATCTCAAATCTTAAAGCGTTTGCTCTCTTTGGTTCAATAGTAACAGACACTCCATCTTCCATAATTCTTGCCTTGTCATAAAATGGAACATTTGATCCATTCTTAATTGACGTTGACTGCTTTAGGGATGAAGTAAATGTTATTCCAATATTGCTAATCTTATAATCTAAATCAAATAGTCTTGCCTGTGGGCTTCCAACTTTTTCCCACTCATAGATATGATGAAGTAATTCTGGGGACATCCTTGCATTTACATCAATGAATTGTGATGCAAGTTCTGATATCTTTGGGGCTAGTGAAGCATATAGTTCTATCTTTCCTTTTTGTATTCCGTCCAAGAATCCAGCAGAGTACTCCATTATGTTATTTATTTCTCTTTGAAATTGACGACTATCTATTCTTACGCTAAGCATTAGACATCTACCGCCTGATTCTCAGATCTACGGATTACTAAATTGTAATACTCAATACCGCCAAAAGGTCCGACGTATGGTTCTTGGGTTGCCACTTCAAAAATAGTAGACTTTCCTGCACGTGGACCAGATGTCTCTGTGTATATGTAGTTACAGTTCTTGTCACGAATGTTTGTTAATATAATGTTTGTTATTGAATGTGGAGCGTCTAAACTTGAAATTCTTAAATCTGTCTTTACTCTTCCAATTAAACTTGATCTTTGTGTAATGTTTACATTTGGTCTTACTTCTTCATTACCTGCACTTCCTACAGCATTAAAGTTTGCTGCTATAGTTTTATCTATAATCCAAGTCTTCTTAACATTACCATAAGTTCCCTGCTCAACAATTGGATAATAGATATCTGCTTGCAATGGGAATATAAAGTCTGGCTCTTCGCATATCATTAAATTATCCCTGGCTTGACAATGGTCTTAACATATTTGTCAAGAATCTTATCTACTAAGAAGTTTCCAGTACCGCCAAGCATTGCCTTATCAAACTGAATTTTAAACTGGTCTGTATTATATGATGTTACATATCTCTTGTAATAGTCTAACTTGCCACACTTAAGATCTTCTATTAATAACTTGGCTGCGTACTCAACATCTTCAGGAACTTTTAGATACCCGTGGTCTACAACAAATGTGTAGTCATATCCTGACGGAAAAGATATTCCTTCATATCCGTAGTAACCAAGATCTCCGCTTGCCACTGGTAGGTTTTGCGCTGTTGATTCATATCTATTTAATTCAAGAACATCTGCACTAACTCTTTGTATAGCAGTCTTATCTGGTGTTATTGTGTATTGATAGTCACCCAATTCTGGGTTTGATCTATCGTAAACTAAGACATTGTTTTCATAAACCTTAAATACTCTATAAACTTTTTCCCATAAAGAAAAGTAGTCTGAGCCGTTACCAGTTCCAACTACTGTTATCTTTTTGTTATAAAATCCTTCTGGACAAAAAGTGTCTATCATTGATCTTGCTACTAATTCTAAAATTTTATATTCTGCAATCTCTGATGCAGTTGTTCCTAATGTGTTTGGGTCTACATATGGTCGGATTAGTTCATAATATTCTTCGTGAATTAATTCTTCACTCTCGCCAATTGTAAAAATCTCTACTCTATAGTTGTTGTCATATCTTCCAGGAAGTGAGATGTTAATGTTGTCTCCTGTTGACCATTCTAAAAACTCTAAAGTCTGTACTGAAAGATCCGCCATATCTGTTACTCTTGCATAAATATCTGCATCTACATACCCTGAAGGTACAACAAAATTTACAACAATGTCGTCGTATGGCGGAACTCTCAATATCTCCATGAATTACTTACCGAATTCCTTGGCAACTTCTTCTGGTGTTGCTGTGCGGATGTGTGAACGAGTAAGCCACTTTTCAGCAGCATCCTTGTCAACAATGTTATAGCCACGGTAAACTTTACCTACCTCTGACCATGTAACATTCTTTGTTGAATAAAGGGCTACCTTTTCTTTAACTTCTGCAGCCTTTTCCTTCTTTTTTCTTGGGGAAGCAACTGCTGCTGTAGTAGCACCAATAACGCCCTCTGCAACTGATCCAAGGGCCTGAACTTCTTCAGGTGCTTGATATGCAGGTGCTTCAACGACTGCCTGAGCAGCCTCTTCTACAACTGGAGTTTCTTCTACATGCTCAACCACTGGGGCTTCTACAACAGGTTCTTCTACAACTGGTGCTTCAAAAACTGGTGTTTCGTATGTTGTTTCTTCTACAATTGGATTTTCATTAATGTTTTCCATAATTCCTCCTTGTTAGTATTATATCATTATAAGTAATAAGGGGAGCAGGAGAACTAACTCCTACTCCCCCTAAAATGTACTGTTTACAGATTATGCATCTGCTGCAGCGTCTGCGTATGAGATTGCATCCTGCTCTTCCCATTGAATACCGAAGCGAACGAAGACTGTATATTCTACAGTGTCCTTCTTTGGCTTGTATTCACGGTTTACAGTGATGTCTCTCTGGAATCCCCATACACGGTTCTGTGGGAATGTCAAGTCGACATATCCTGCAGGGTAGTATGGAACTTCCTGAACATCAATTCCGAGAACACGTGTTGTACGTGCTCCACCGAATGTCTGTCCAGCGCCATCAAGGTATGCTTGACGGTTTGCAGCAGTACCTGCTGGACGATTAGCAAATGCTTCTGCTACTGCGTCTGCGAGTGTACCGTTGTTCTTGATGATTCCCTGGAATGCATCTGTACCAGCATAGAACTTCAAGTTAGACTTGATAGCACGATACTTACGTGGCATTGCAAGAATGATCTTCTGCATTGCGTCTGTTGACCAAGTGTCATTCTCAACTGTTACTACAGCCTCATGAGCATCTCCGTCTGTCTTAACGCGGTTTACGAAACCTTCCATGATTGAAAGGAATGCGTCTGATCCTGTACCTGTTCCGTTAATTGCAAGGTCTTCGATATCATTACCGAAAGCATTTGTCATCAAACGAACGATGTGGTCTTCTAGTGCTGCACCTTCGATGTTATCTTCTAGTGCTTCTGCAGATACTTCCCAGTCAAGACGAATCTTCTTTGTAGTCAATTCAACCTTTGAGAATGTTGCACCTGCGTTTGTGTAATCGCCAA